GCGATTGAAAGTTGTAAGGGGTAATGAGCCAATAGTTCCGCAAATGATATTGCGAGCTCTAGCAACGGATGGAACGCTCATTGCTAATTGCCGAGTGGTATTAGTTGCACCGCCAAGAATATTATATACCGAGTCAGATATTTGGACTGGGGTTAAGGCAGCAGTTACATCTGAGACCGCAATAGGTCTCTTTGCTTCAACTACTGGAAATAGGAAATCTCTTATAGCACCCATTACTGACATTGTAAATGAACCGACTTACACTATTTGGATATCTACTCCAATTTCAGACTGAGTTGCGTAGTGTGTTGCCAAGGCTGAAGCAATTGCTCCGCAGATTGTCGTATTACTTACCTTTCGACCCATTACCCAGCCGCCGTCTCCAAAGGGTAGCTTGACGGCGGATAGGCATTGCTTTGTCAGCTCATCTTGTCCCGAGTGAGCCAACCGCTGAGATGAGATAGCTCCCAGTAACTCATCGCAGCTTTGTGCATAGTCAAGGCCATCTATCGGCTCAACTCTAATACCAGCAGGAGCTAATCGCGCAGCTACTGCCGAGGCGGTTCTGGCTGAATAGGCAACCAACTGAACTGGATACTTTCGCACCCATTCCGCTACATCGTTAGCCATTGCTTTATCGTCCAGATTGGCAGGGTTATGCCAAGTCTGAAGAAGTATGACTTGGAACTTATCGCCCTCAAGTCTTTGGCTAGCGACTAGCGCCGCTTCTTTTCTACTAGGGCTGAGATCAATAGCCAACCAAGTATCAGATTCAGGGTTGAGTCGAAGTCCCTCAACTTTGCAACTCTCCCACTGAGACGGATTGATAACTGGATTGATTGTATCGACCCATTGACATAAAACTTCTGTGCGCACAATATCCTCGGGGTCTGACAATACGGCGCGAATGTTATCTGGATGGACTGTTATGCCAAGTGACGGATTTGCTTGGCAGACACCTAGCCAGAAGGCTGGTGAGTTATCAAATTTAATGCCTTGCGGCGCTGACCATTCAAACCAGCCAATATCATCACTGCCACCGAAGATAGCAGCCATTGCTCTTTCCCTAAGTTTATTTAGAACGATGCTGTGTTGATCCCCAGCATTGCTATAAACCCATATTTGAGGATTGGCTGAAGCCATTTGCGTATAACGCAAGGCAGACCAAACATCCTCATCTTTATACTCTCTGGCTTCGTCTAGGTGTATCGTTTCAGGGGCTGCAATGCCTCTACCAGCTGAGTTATTGGCTCGGACGATATATCGGCGGCCTTCAGTAAATTGAAGCTCTTGAAATCCCTTACTTTCTAGCTTCTTAGTAAATTCAGCAGCTAGTTTAGGATTCTGCTCAATAATCGCATAGATTTTGTAGAATAGCTCTGCTGAAGTAGTAAGTTTATGAGCCGTATGGACTTGCAATTTTTCCTTTAATACATAAATTCTAAATAGGATTTGAAGCGCCATAAAGGTCGATTTACCTTGCTGCCGAGCGCATAACAGGGTAATTACTGGATGAGCCCATCGGCCATCAGGTTTGTACTTAAGTGAGTTATGAGCCAGCCATTGTTGCCAAGGCATCAATTCAAAGCCAATTTCCTCACAGAATTTAATCATTTGCTCTCCATAAGAGGGGTAATCATTGAGTTTAGTGTGTATTCGGGGTTCTGGCACACCTCGGTAAGTCGATTCGTCCCTAATTCGGACAATCTCACCCAATTCAGCCAGAGCAATCTCTTTCATTCTGAATAGTGCCTAGCCGAGCCATTTTCAGGGAAAATCTTCCCAATGGGGGTCGTGGGTCTGCCTGCGCGCTCAAAAAAGGTAGGGGTCATACGATCGCGCTTAGAACTATTGCATTGAGTGCAACAGGCCACCATATTAGAAGCTTCATCAGTTCCACCCTTGCTGATTGGTATTAAGTGATCAACTGTATTGGCTTCAAGCCCACAGTAATGGCAGGTGTTGTAGTCTCTTTGTAATACCTGCAGTCTTGTCCTTTGATAGTAGGTAGAGTTATAGCGCCTGCTCAATGCCAGCCCTTAGTCTCTAGGTGATGCAATGCAGCACAGGCATCATCGTATCTATGTCTTATATATTTAATATGCGCATCTATTTGCTTCTTAGGGCTAAGGTCTTTATACCAAGTAGAACGCATCTGACCAAGGCCATAGTGTGATCCATTACGAGCCTTTGGATTCCATCTACTCTCTTTATGAATTAGCCAGTTATAACATTGAAACTCTGACCAATCTAATTTGTTATAAGCATAAAGCTTTAGATTCATATCTGCTTCTGATGATTGTATAGATATAGCCTGTAAGGCCAGTAGCATCAGCGAAAGGCAATAGGCTGTCCTAACCTTCGCTAAAGGGCCAGCTATGCGCCCGCGCTTTGGCGTTATGGTAATGCCTTTGTCAAATATCTTACACATTCACTTACTCCTCATCTCACTATATGGACAAGTTTTATTAGTATTTACTAGAAATCAACCCCATCAGGCATATCTATATGGTCATCTATATCTCTCCATATTGGGTATATATCATCTTTCATTCTAACTCCCATATCTTCTTAAACTCTAACTGGCCTGATTGAAACGCGTTCTTCAGCGTTTCCTTGCCGTCACTATGGAACTTAGTAACCAAATAAGGCTCAGCTATTGTGCCTTCTAGCCATTCAACTCTTTCACCATTTGGATCAATAACATCATCGCCATTGATATAGTGGAACTTCTCTAGTATCGCATCGCGAGATGATTCTCTTACTGTCTCAACTATCTCGCTAGATATATTGCTTTTTACCCATTTGACGAATTCGCGTTCGTTTTTTACAACCCACTTAAACTTAGGCTTACTGGTAGTCACATAGGCAATCACATCATCACCATATTCAGCCTTTACTCTGTCTGCACCTATCTTGTCCATCTCGGTCTGTAAGGCCGCTCTTAGCCTATCCTTGGCCTTCTTAGCTTCATCAGCTATCAGACTCACCGCTGCTAGTTCTAGACTCAGTTCCTTGATTCCCATAGTATTCCCTCCCGATTTGTGTTGAACAATAGAATTACGCTGTGGAAATTAGCTCCTTTTCTTTCCACTCCATTTACATCATAGTAATTTATTCGCCTAGTAGGTATATATACGGCTGGATATTGACCTTCCGCGTATATCTGATGCCTTCTAACTCCTCCGACGCTATCCAAGGGTAAAACCAAAGCTGATGGCTTACCAAGGCGAATAACCTTTTCAATAACTAAGTCTTTAATGCTAAAAGGAGGATTAGTCATTAAGTAATCATAATCATAATCAGCTTCAAGCCAATCATTCATTCCATAAATTGCTTTACCAATTGAATTGGCAGTTTTAACAAATAGACTTTTAGATGAATCAAAAGGGCAACAAATCAATCCACTTGGAGTTAATAGACTAACGACTAAATCTACTGTTGATTGATCGGTAAACCACTCATCAGAGTAATTATTCTTCGTTATGTTGTTCAACCTTTTCAATCTGCTCCCTTTTCTTTGCTCTATTTAACCTTACATCTAAGCTGCTTACATTTATGCCACAATCTCTGGCAATAAACTCTTTATCAAATCCCCACTCCATCATCTGACGGATATATCTAATAGAGTGAGGTTTGCTCATCGTTATAAAGCCTTTCCATAGTCGAGTTGCCTGTCCAGTATTTTACGCTGATTGTTTCAAAACCAGCTGCTAATCGGCATACTCGACACTTACCTGATTTCATCTTCCATCCACCACATTGCTCGCATCGCACAATATCGTCTTCTTTACTAGCTACGCGATCAGACGGATAGATAATGCGCTGAAGGAAGCATCGCTGGCACTCAACCAACCATACTTCCTCAGGCGCTTCAGACACATCCTCAGTGTTATACCGCTTAATTTCTGTGTGCGGAGTAACTAGCTTGCAATTACTGCAAGGGAAAGGGTGTGCATCTTTAATCATTTCTGAAAGACCCAATGCCCATCTGAACCAATACGCATCCATTTAGCTGGATGGCCAGACTTAGGAACTGGGCAGACCCATCCTCTATATTCCTTGCCTTCCTTAGTGCCTTGCTTAAGAATCATTGGGCCACATCCGTTGGAACATAGTGGCAATTCATCAATTACTTCAGCACCTAACGCATTAGCTACTGCACTAACATCCCAGACAATTGGGTCAGGGTCATTAGGTCTTTGCTCTTTTATAAATTCCGCAAGAGCTGGCTTAGTCGTTTCAATTGCCTTCTTTGGGCTCTGGTTAATCTTAGCGAAGTATCCAGCGAGGTTAAGTGCGCGTCCCAACGATCCAGTCTCTGCAAGCTCGAGAGCATATTGCTTTGACTTAGACTCAGAGGATAAACCTGTAGTCCAAGGGTGTATGTCAGCTTCAGTGCGATATAACTCAGTTTTAATAATATAGACATCGCAAGAATTGACAAGCGACTCTGCCAATATATGAGTTTTAATTCTATAATCTGGGTAAGCATTTATGAACTCCTTTAGTCTATCTTGGACACTTACATAATCATCTAGGTAATTCGACATCTAACTGCTCTCTCCCTGCGAAATCATTTATCGCATCTTCTAATTGTTCTTTCAATGAGTAAAATGTGCCATCTGGCCAGTTCTGAACATCATCGGCGCAAGGCTGGCAATAGAACCTAACTTGCGCTTTCCGAAGTGGTGTCTCACTTTG